CTGGGTATCTTAAATTACCTTTAGATATAGATCTATTTTGCATATGTTGTGGAGGCACCCAAGAAATAAAAAATCTTCCATTATTATTAGGATAAAATTCTACTACAGAATCTTTTACTCCACCTCGCCATTGAAAATTACCTTGTGTTATAAGGCCCGTGTATTTTATTTCTTCAATATAATCAATCTGTTCATAAATCTTAGTTAGATTAAATAAAGATTGTTTTGTTTCATCTCTAAATGCATGCTGAGTAGTCCGGGGAAATTGTCTATAAAATTCGTTTAAAGCGTCTTGATCTTTTTTTAATCCATCAACTTCGTTCATCCAATAATCAATTACGCCTGTTTCTATTTCGGTACCGTCAATACTTTTGACTGGTTTTTCTGGTGTATCAAATACAGGTAATCCAAACATATTAATGAATCCCTCGTAATTCCATTCCATAGGTATGAACAAAGAATATAATCCTGAGCTAGTCTGTCCGTTGCGGTTTCTTTTTGTAACATCTGATCCTTCATATAGTTTTTTGAAGTTTTCACCTCCTTTATCTAAAGCATTAGATGTAGAACCCATCATGCATTTACCTACTATTCTACTTCCTAGCCTTAACGTTGTTTTTGTTACTCTCCAGTTATTAATTATATTATCTGGTCTTTCCCATTTGCCAGATTCATCATGAACTAAAAGTTTTAGCTTTTCTCCATCATATGAATTATCGCCTGTATTTTTCCAGTCGATTGTAGTATCAAGCCCATCAATATCCGCTAATTGTTCGCCAACTTCTATCTTGCGCCGAGTTAGTTTGGAGGCGGGCACTCGGTAAGCAAGCTCTGTTTTGGGGCGATCCATACCGTCTTGAACGGGCTTGAAGAAGAAAGGATAATTGGTTGATATTGGAACGACTTTATCTGTAAACATTTTTTTGGCATCAGCCCCAGTTTTTGATAAAATTCCAAATCTTGCGTCGCTTGATATTGTAGCTTGGTTGACAGTTTCGTTCGATGCCATGAAGCTAAAGCCAGACCGTCTGTTTTTGAGATAGCATATTCCGTAACATCTACTATCTGCCTTGCATGCTTCCCAGAAAATGTAAAATAATCTATTTGATTCCCTAAATTCAGCGGCCCCAACGTCAATTTTAGTCCATTGCAAGTACATGTAATGAGTACCAGTAATGTAAGTTTCATTGCCGTTATTGTAAAACGCAAAGCCTTCTTCTCTATATTTAAATTCATTATCTATATAATCGTACCATTGTTCTTTAAAATTGTCTGGATAATTATTCCAGTCAAAAACGCTTTTTATTTTACTAAGCTCTTTAGGGTAATCAAACTTTTGCCAAAATTGCTCAGCTTTTTTATTTGATCTTTTAAAGCATTTATGTATTAATGGTAGACCTATTTTTAAGCCTTGAATATCATATACTTCGCCAAGCTCACCTGTTTTACTTATAATTACTAAGTTATGCTCTTTGTTGTATCCGTATCCCCAGCTTTTTTGTTTATTTTTTTTCTTTAATATATTGGGCTTTACATAATCGGGTATAATCGAATATAATGTTTGCTTATACATTATTTTGATCTTGTTTCAGCAAAACCTCCAAAAGTTTTTTGACTACTAGATTTATCTTCTAATAATTTTTCTTCAGTTTCTATTCTAGTAAGTATTTCAAATGCATCAAATATTGCTAACTTTTTTGTTGCTGCTGCATTTTTTAATCTATCTGCTGATATATCATCTTCTGAATCTACAATAGCTTCTTTAGCTACTTTAATTAATTCCTCAACTGCTTTTTGCCCAGCTTGGATTATACTCAGTTTGGTTTTCTTTACGTTCATACTTAATAACAATATCATTAGATTTCATACAATACAATCTTTCATCATCTATTATAAACTCCCATTCGCTATTAGGAGTAAACCCTACAACATCGCCTGGATTGATTTCAAGTGCTTTTAACGAGCTATTGCCATACTTTAATATACCAATATACTTTTGCTCTTTTTCTAAGCTCGTAGGGTCATTATTTAAAAGAGGCTTAACAAAACATCTATCCATAAATGAATGCCATTTATTGCTTTTTTTGTAAAGATACACTTGATCTGGCTGACAAAAGTAAAGATTGTTTTTGAAATATTTACTGCTATTTTTTTCTTTACCTTTTATATCATAATATCTTCTAAAAACATTATGATGAATTACAATTTCATCACCTTTTTTTATAACGGTGTTATAAGCTTTTGGCGTAGATATAACTTTAGCAAGTTTATTTATAAACTTAAATGATTCTATATTACAGTTTAATATTAAATCTTTATTATCTACTTTAGTTGTATTGTTATATCTTTCCCCAATAGGCTCAACAATAAAATCGTAGATACTATTCATATTCTAAATTATATTCAACAGAAATAGCCATGTTAGAATTAAATTTTTTCCAAGGCAATACCTCATTATTCTTTTTTATAAAAATATTATAAGAACTATCAGTATCTTCGAATATGATATAAGCTATTTTGTGTCCTCCATACACCTCTTGGCCTACAGAGTAATGCATAGCATCATTTTTATAATCAGAACCGATGCTGATCTTTCTTATAACACTACTCATTTTACTTTTCTTTTTCTTCGGTGTTTTCTATTTCTTTATAAACACCTGTTTCAAGATCAATGCTAATAGCGCCATACTCTTTTTCTAATTCTTTTTTATAGGCTTCCATATCTTGTTCAAGCCCGGCGTATTCATGTAATAATACATGCTTTTGATTTTCAACAAGCCCGATGTCTCGCAGCTTATTGTTCATTGTTACTTGTTGTTCTTTAATTTTAGCTAATTGCTCTTCTGTTACTTTTTTTTCTTTTGTACTCATTTGATTAAATTTAATTAAATTATTTTACTTTATCTTTTATTTTCTCAAAGGTTCTTAATCCGCCAAGACCAAGCATTCCTAATAAGACTGTCATTAAATGCTCCATTTGTAATGCCGGAGGAGCGTCGGTTGTTTTTGTTATCCAAATAAATAAATCTCTTATTACGAAGTTATATGCTAACGCCACTCCACAAACCCATCCTATAAATGGTCTCCAGCCCGCAACAAATACTGTTCTATGGCCGGCTTCAATTTCATTTATTTTAGTTTGCAATTCTATTATTTCATTAGGGTCTAATTCTTTACCCTTAATTGCTTCTCTTATTTCCCACGCTAAGTTTCCGGCTACTGACTTTCTGCCATTGCCGCCTTTTAGTAGGCCTAATAATAACTTTATCATAATTTAAGCTTTGTCGTAAGCTTCTCTTTCCCAAGGAAGAGCTTTAGCGCCCTCCTGCATTTGACTTCTAGAATATGTTTTACCTTTCCAGTAAACGTTATTATCGTCGTAGTCTAAATCGCCTCTTTTAAATTGATCAATATGAACCATCTCATGATCAATTACTTTTTTAGTTTTAGAAGGATCTAAGTTTTTATTTATTAATATAGTTCCATTATTGTTAGCTTTGCCTAATACATCATCACCTAAATCTACATTATATATAGGTGTATTGTCTAAATTATATGGAGGTGTATTAAGTTTAAAAGCCATTATTTATAAGGAAACATTTTGTTTAATTTATCTTTGCGAGCAGAACAGCCGCAGGGGATATTTAAACCCTCCGCGACTCTATCTACTACACTTTTTATTCCAGTAACCTTGGTAATCTTTTCAATTGAATCACCAAGCCCTTTAGAATCACTCATTATACAACTGCAAATTCAGTTACAGCAATTCCACTAGGAAGTCCAACTGTTGATTTTACACCGCCTGGATTAGCTGTAAGAGCTGAATTAATAGCATCCCTAACAGATGGAGTGGTTTCTGTACCGTGAGTTAGTACTATAGTATTAAGTACAGCGGAGTCTGTATGAATAGTAGTTTTAGTACCTTCATTAGCTCCAGCCTCATCACCAGAAGTAACTGTAATTACTGAATCGGTGTTAAGTAAGTGTTGTCCGTCTTCGAAAGCATCCGCGCCCCCAACAACGGAAATAGAAATAAATCTTGCCATTTTGGTTTTGTTTTGTTATTGTTAATGTTTATGTTTTGCTAGGTTTATACAGTCCTATCTGTTTTATTTGTAATCTCTTCGGGATTTGCTCATGTCGCCTTTTTTTCCTCCATACATTTTAGTAGGGGCACTATAGTCTCTATCTGACATACTTTCATCTCCTTTATTACCACCATATTTTTGTCGGCTTGCAACAGAAGGCTTACCTACTTGTTGGCCATATCCTTTATTAAGATTAGCTATAGGGGCTGTGTCCGCAGCACCTTTATTTTGTGTAATATCATCTACAGGATTAAATGCAAGATCTGCATTCATATTTATTCCTTTAGAAGTAAATCTGGGGTGATTACCTGTATAATGCCCAACATTTCCGCTACGCATTGTAGCCATAGAGCCTTGCTTAACTTGCCCCATCATCATTACACCTTCGTCTTTCATAGACATACCTTTTTTATCGTGCATAGCGTTTTTAAGATAATTAAATCTTGCGGATTTTGTAAGATCTTTGTTATACGCCTGTTTCATGTCGTATTTTTCTGCTTTGTTCATAATTTTGTGTTTTGGTTTGTTGTTGTTATTGTTGTTGTTTAATTATTAGCAATTCCATCTTCTTCTTGCCGCTCTACCCCGTTCGCTTGTCCAACCTTTAGATCTAGCGCAAAAAGATTTTCTGCGTTTTGCAGCTTTACTACCTTTTTTTAATTTAGAAGGTGGTGTAGTTACAGCAGTTTGCAGTTTGCTACCAGGATTATCTCTTTTATATTTTTTAACACCTTTTTCTGACATACCCCCGCCTGCGGCCGCACCTGTTCCAGTTTTATTTGCTTTATTATAATAACCTTTGGATTTTTTCCGTGAAGGCGCATCTCCTTTCTTTAAAAAGGGTGACGAGTGTTGTATATATGCCATTATTTTATGAGTTTAAGCCATTTAGCTAAAGTATATCCTATAGTTACAGCTAAAAGTATTATTTTAAGCCATACTTCTATTTCCATCATAGTTACTACACCAACTGATCCATTGATAGCTAGCAACTTTATATCCGCCAAATCCATTATTATTCTCCGCGCGCTGCTTTTGCAATTTGCGTAATAGCACCTGCTTTATAAAATGTTGGAGCTTTTTTAACTTCCATCCCATTAATACCCGAGCTATTACCACTTGCCATTGGAAAACCTTCTGTACTTAAAGGACCATCCCATACGTGAGATTCTCCTACTTGCCCTTTTAATATAGGGTTTGAAATTATTGCTTTACTTTTGTCCATAATTATCTATACTTGTCTTTATTAACATTGTCTATAGAAACCTTTAAAACTTTATTTGTGTAGGTTTCACCTTTCATTATTACATTTCTACGTTCGCTTATTGGAATATCTTCTTCGCCAAGCATTATCTTATATATTTTATTTATAAGCTGCTTACATTTAAAAGATGTTTTGTATATATTATACTTTTGAGTTGTATGATTTCTTTTACGCCATACAGTTATCCAGCCTTCTTTTAATAGTGTATTCCATCTTCTATTATTCCAGCTATACGAATAAGCCCCCATTTTAAAATCTATCTTACTAAATAAATCAACACAATCTAAATATATTAAGAGCTCTAAATCAGCATCAGTCATGCCATTATTTTTAGCAGCCCACTTTCTTATAATTCTATAATGCTTAAGCAAGTTAAGATCTTTTAAATCTCTTGCTTCTAATCTTTTCATAAAACGATTACAACGTCTTG